GATGGTTGTCAAAAAAGGTTTGATTATATACTCCGCCACTCATTTCCACTCCCAACCTTCTTCGATTGAAGACTGGCAGCCTTGTATGAAATCTCTATCTTCCTCTGAAAGAACAGACCAAAACTTGCTGATACTACAACTGTAGTCCATGCACCCGTCGGGGTCTGCTAGGTGTACATTGTTTTCCATCATAAATTCTAGTACATCTAGTTTCTTTTGTATCTTTTCTTTTAGTTTCATCTTTTGTACTTGTACTTAGGATTAATAAAGTTATCAAACATTTTTTGATTATCAACTCCTAAACTAAAGTAATCTTGCACTTTATTAGTAAAAATATCTTCATAATATGTTACTTCTAATCCTAGATGATGAGCAACTAGTTTTAGCATATCACTACTTTGTTCTTCTTTCATTCTTAGTTGCTTCCATGTTTCAGTATCAGGTATTATAGAAGGAGTATATGTATACGCCCCTCTCCACTTTCCAAAATACTGTGCATGTAATGCACTACTAACTCTTGCGTCTATATCTCGTCTATCAAGTATGATTACTTTATCAAATTTTTTAGCAAATCTATACCAAAATACAACCTCACTAGCATTATCTAACCAATCCAGCCCTTCACAATTAAATTTAGGGTGTGGTTGATTCCAATAAAATCCTAAGTACTGTTGTACATTTACTATAGATTTTACTACTATATTATCGGGCATATTTTGATAAGTGAAATTTTTATATCCTTCGCTCTGATACTCAGGTCTTAACTTAAGTCCCCTGTTCCACGGCTCAGGAACAGCATCATAGTCTAGTCCTTCTGCAAGTCCTAACATAATATTTGTACTTCCTGTTCTGCCATTAGCAAGGATTAGTATCCTCATACTCGTCTCACTATTCTAGGTATGATTTCTCCACTACGAATAACCTCTACATTACATCCAATCTCTAAGTCTAGTGCTTCGATATATCCGATATTATGTAGGGTTGCTCTACTTACTGTCGCTTCGCCAATAGTACATGGCTCTAGTATAGCAACTGGTGAAACAGCACCTGACTTCCCGACATTCCATTCAACGTCTAAGAGTCGAGTAACTACTCCTGCTTGTCTTGTTTTAAGAGCGAAAGCTCCTCTAGGATGGTGTGAGGTGTGGCCTAATGTTTCAAAATATATATTAGAGTCGACCCTTACAACTTTACCATCGTGAGGAAATTCAGTCCAATCACTTTGTGTGACAGTGTTAAATCCCATATCTTTTAGCATACCCATATCAGCACTCCACTCAGCACAAATTGCTGGTTGAATACCATAAGATATAAAAGTTAGATTACGAGATTTAAATTCTTCTAAGTCCTTTAGATTCAAAGCACCACTTGCATAATTTCTAGCATTTGGTATTTCTTTTGGTGCAACGACTTCTCCAGTAATCTGTTTCAGTCCTTTACTCCATATTTTATTTGGTACTAAAGTCTTAACCTTATCAGTAATATCTAGTCCTGCTTTACCATCACCACGAGTGAGAGCCTGTGTTAGTACGCCTTCTATATAAGTTATAGACACGGCTGCACCGTCCAACTTGGCAGTCATTATGTGTGGTTGTTTGGAATCCCAATCTGGTTCTTTATCTTCTCCGACAAAGACTTTTTGTAATGAATACATTGGGAAGGGATGCTTATGTCTTGCCTCGTTTACATCATATCCAACTTTATTTTCAAGTTCGGTATTCTCTACGAGTCTATCGTATACATCGTCAGGTAATATAGGATTACCTTCTGCATACTTTGTATTGCATAGTTCTAGGTATTCTGTCTTATTCATATGAATATTATACAGAATTTTTAAGGATTTGTCAAGTATTATTTTTTAGAGCTATAGGTATATTTTGTCTAGTACTTCTTTGAAATGAGTTTCTAATACTCCTTTGACCTCTGATATTGACAGAATCTCAACCAACGCCTCAAATAGTCCACGACTATTATTAAAATCTAAAGGCATGGCAATGCCATCCTTGGTAGGTTTCCATTCTTCGTCAAAGTCTTGATAATATTTTCTAATGTGTAAATACTCTGTACCACGAAAAGTGTTTATCATAACAAACACTTTCTCATGTTTATCTTCGTTATAACTTATTTCCTTTTCGTATACAGCAGGTGCTTCATGTAATTCTATCATTTTTCAATATCCTCGCTAAAGGTAAAATAGAAGTTACACTTTCAGGAGACAATAATCTGTAAGAATCAGTGTCCCAGCAAAACAATAAAACCTGTCTATCGTTTGGCTTTGCCCTGTTCCTTTTCTCCTGTATATATTTATTATCAAAGTCTCTAGTGCAGACGTTATATTTCATTCTGCGACTATTTTTACTGCGATAAGTGACTACAGCGTCACCAGCATCGTCAATTTTTTTAACAAAATCGTCTTTTTTCATGTGATTCCTGTTGGTAGGTTAATATCTATTACCGTCCACTCATGGTATCACTCTGTAAGGTCATTCTGTTAGATACAAAAATACACAGGGAGGTTTCCCTCCCCATGTAATCAGGGGTATTAATCGTTTAGTTCGTTGATTAATGTAGCGAAATAAACTGCAGCTTTACCAGTAAGTTTACTGATGATTGCTGAGTCAGGTTCTTTACCTGCATCGCTAATAGCATTGGTTAACTGTTCTTGTGCTGCAGCAACATTTACTCTGCCACCACCAGTTCCACCACTGCTTGATTTAACAGCTGGTGTTTTCTTTACATAAACACCTGCTTTTGTAAGAATCATTCTGACACCATTTGGGCTCTCGCCTAATTCTTCAGCAATCATCTTAACAATCTCCATGCTATTCTCTGGAGTTGGTTCTTCGGCAGTATACATCTGTACTGCTTGTTCTTTACTTTCGTCTGTCCACGCCATGTTTCTTTTCCTTTTTAATGTGTAGTTTTGTTTGTATTCGGCAATAGTCGCAGTGTTACGGTAGCCTGGAGCCCAACCTGTGGTCTCTAGCATTTGTTGGTAAAATCTGTCACTCATTGCTTATTTCCTTAATATAAATATATTATACAAGAATTTTAAGCATGAGTCAAGAACTATTTTTTAGTAGCTAAAACCAAACTGATTAAGCTCATCCTTATACAGATGAAATATTACTTGCAGACTTTTTAGAGTATACCAGTTTTTATAGTCCGATATTGAATAGAGACCATCCATAACTGATGTATCTTCTGGATGTAGATTGAGCAATTCTAATTCATTTTTCCAATCTTTGAAATCAATGAAATGATTGCAGTCTTTATAAAGTTCTACTTGGCTAACTAAGTTACCTTGCATCAACCAGTTGTCAAAACCTATAAAGTCAAGTCCGTGCATATAGCTCCACACAGCTCTCTCATAGGTATCTCTAACTACGGCAATTTTTTCATCCCCATAGTTTAGTATAAGTGATTGACTCATCTCTTTAGCAACTTGCGTAGGGCTTGTAGCTTTTCATCTGCACTTGCAAGTTGTTCTACCCATTTATCAAACTCAGGCAGTAAGTCAGAGTGTTCTCCGATACCTACTGAGTTTTGAAAATATGTTTGTAGTACTGCTTGTGCTTCCTTAATCTGTGCTATATACTTTGCCTCTAGTGCATCATAGTAAGGGTTTCCTATGTACGCCATTTATTTTTCTCCTAATAATCCTTTCAGAAAACTAATCTGAAATCTTCTCTTTCCTTGTTCGGACAGCATGGGTACTAACATCATTGGTACTAATACGAAAGATAAAAATAATAATACAACCCAACATAATTTTTTATGTTGATTGATTATATTATCTTTCGGTATCATAGCCATAAGGGGTACAAATATTGTCCACAGTTGTATTAGCCATGCAGAAACCCACATAGCTATTATATATTCCATATATTTCCTTTTTACAAATACTCTCGTAAATGTCTTAGACTGCCCAAATCATATGCTGGTAAACAGTATTGCTTTCCTGCATGACTTAAATGTGGGAAGTATGTATTTTTTAAATCATCTTGTGTACACTCTATGGTATCTACAAGATATACTTTATATCCTCTCTCCTCAGCGAGTTCAGGTTTTAGTTCTCTTTTTACTATCGCTGGATAGTTCTGTCTAATTGCCCAAACTCTTTCTTCGGGTTCAAATTCTTCGGCTACGCATTGTTCTGGCAGCATAGCCTCTCTTCTCCCCTGATAGTCAGTCATTGCCAATTTTTGTGGTACACCAATTCTATCAATGATACCTTTTACAAATGCTGGAGACCTATACAGTGCTTTGGCAATATCACTGACATTATCTCCTTCTAGATACATTTGTACTGCTGTTTGTATTTCTTGTGGCGTTGCTGCCTTGCCTCTGTTCTGTGCTTTTCTTCTTGCACGGAACTCTTGCATTTCATGAAACTCTGCGATGATGTTGCCCAACCTAGTCGTGTTGTAAGCTATGTTAAGTATACTACATGCTTCTTTCTTAGTGATTGGCTTACTACCATCTGTAGGGTTTAATAACTCAATTACCTTGGTTATATTTGCTTGTGTAAGATTTTCGTGTTTTTTCGTTCTCATATGTTGCCCCTAGTAAAATAATTCCGTAATGTAAAATTTTTAATAAATCTGCTGTGTTCTTTCCTTCTTTCTTTCCATATCTCTGTGCATACTTTATTATGTTTCCTAAACAGAAACCTTCTCCATGCCCTGCGTCAAATATGAACTCAGTAGACTGTATTTTATTCATACTATAATGTCCATCGTATGTGGATTCAATATAGGTTTGAAGCGTTTTGAGTGCTTCGTCCTCGTTAAATTTGTTCGTGTTGTAATCGCTCATGTATAAACTCTTTGTATTTATTTTCTATCTCTAGTATTGCCATAAAAGTTTGGTATCTTCTATGTATTTTCTTTTCTAACTCGTCTGTAAACATGGGTTGAAATAGATGAACCTCTTTGCCTTCGTGTGTCTTAGAATCTATACTAAGATTCTTATTTACATTATTCCAGTAAAAAGCCTTCCAATTATACTTCTTACTCCATAGCCACCAGCAAGTTTCATCACACATATTATTATTAAACATAGTCCACATTGCCCATGCTTTGTATTTATCAGACTGCAACTGCTTGGGACTGAAAGAAAATATATAGGAGATGTTCCATAGTGTCTCCTTTTCCAGAAGTTGTACTATATCCATATCCATTTCTTCTTCCATGTCCCAGATATAAGTTTGAGGCCAAAGAGTCTCCTCTCTACCTCTCTTATACATAACAGTATCGTTTACGTTTGGTGTTTCTTTTCTACCAAATGCCCACACAAAAGACTTAGGATTCTTGTTAATTAAATCTTTTACAATATTCAAGTACTGTCTAAAGCTATCGTTCTTCTTGCTTAAAAAGAAAAGGTCTGCATCTAAAATCGTACAGTGTTTGTAGTCTTTCAATATGTAGTGGCACGCAAGAACTTGCTTGTAACAAGCACCAACACCTTTTACAAATATTATATCGTGTTCAAATATTAAGTGTTTTAGTTCTTCTCTTGCTTTTGCCCATAACTTTTCTTCTGCAAAAACTATAATTTTTGCATCATTATGTACCATACGCAAACTCATAATAGAGTATCTAAGATAAGTTAAGTACTTCTCATCTCCGTAGAGAGAGTAAGCATAACAATGTAAGCGAGGTCTGTCCCATAGTTTTGGAACTATTGAATGGTACTTTAACCACTCTTTATTTTTCTCGCTTTTAGTTATTTCTTCGTGCAGTACATTCTTCTCTAAGTCTCTTATGCCTTTGCCATTTAATTTAATTAAGCTCATATGCTCTTTCTACTCCGCTTTTCTCTGCGTGAAAAAAGAATACTTGAATTAATCTTCCTGAGTACTT